GCCAAACGAAACAGGAAGGCCCGGTCTGGCCGGGCTCTCAGTTTTTTGCCAGTTCCTCAATCGACTCATCGGAAAGGTTGTTGTGCTCCATCGCGGCCTGCCAGACTCGATTCACTACTCGAGCAGACTTTGACGCCAGCCGGGCCACGTCGCCGTTATCAAAGAGTCGGTTGCCCTTCTCGTCCACAAGGCATCGCACAAGAAACTTGGAGCGAAAATCATCCACGCCCGTTTCCTTCTTTCGCATCCATTCGTTTTCGTATGCGTCTCGCTCGCCCACGCTCATCACGCGGATGTACACGTCACCGCCCCATTCGGGCACGGTAAGCTTCAGCATTCCCAGATCGTCAGCGGCAAGGATTTGGTCTTTGGTCAACGATGGCATAGCTACTCCGTGATTTTGAAAACTACGGTCCATTCCTGCATTTCACCCACGCTAGCATTCCAGGCAAGTGACTGAAGGATGGACTTGCCAGACGAGAACGACGCGCCGGGGGCTGTGATTGAGAGTGCGCCGGTCATCGTGACGTACGACGTGTTCATCAGATTCGTGCCACGGCATCGAATCGATACAGTGCCGTAGTCGCCATCTGCTGGACTGAATCGCTTGTCTCGAAACTTGTAAGATTTGGGCGTGATCTCCACGACATCTGAAGACACGCCGTCAACGGAGATAGACACGACTTCAGAGAGCGCAGAACTGGTGGTACCTGGCGGCCCTTTCCAGGTAACGGTTGCGCCTTGAGAGACAAACGCCACGACGGCCTCCCGTCGTTACGACTGCACTTTGAAGGTGTAGCTGGTTTTGACGAGCTCGCCCACTGCGTAAGAAACGCTCACGGAAGAGACGGTGGCGGTGTAGGCCACGCTTGCGAGACTTAGCGTACCAGTGCTTCCAATCGTCACCGTCGAGTTGGTGGCCGCAAAGCACTCAATACTGATCTCGTCATCTCGCAGGGCGGGCGTCTGGTACAGGCGATTCTTGCCACTGGCAACGTTAAGGTGGGTGTAGTCCAGCAAATCGCCGCCGGGCGTGACGGTGACGCTGGTGACGGTGTAGGTCGAACCGCCAAAAACAAAGTTTGTGCCCTGCGAATCGGCTGGCATTGTGGCCTTCTCCTAGTGAGTTGCGGGCGGCAAAGCCCTACTCACAAACTAGGCCACGACGGGTCACCCCTTGCAGTTACTCCACGCCGTCTATGGCATTCTGCATGACGGCTTCAAGGTTGGCTTGAAGTGTTGCCTTCATGGCCGCCTTGTTCTGGTAGTAGGCCAGCCACGCAAACCGGCGGGCCACAACTTTCCCACGGCCTGCGCGAGGTGGCGTGCCAAGTTCTAGGTACGGACTGTGCGGGGCCACGCCTGACTTGTAGCCAACAAGTCCCACAACCGTGAGCCGAGACTTGCCGCCATATCTACGCACCACAGTCCCAGGCGATGCACGAAGCCTGCCAGTGCGAGCCTTGACCGTTGAGACGTTCTTGCGAAGAGCCCACAGGGCGGGCTGCAGTGCGTGCTCTACGGCCTCCACCACCTCAGACGGCTCAACCTGGAAGGCCGCAGCCAACGCCTTCTCTTTGAGCCAGCGTGCATCTTTCTGAGTCGTGTTGATCTTGAACGTGACTTCGCGTGCCATCACGTCGCCTCATTGATGCGAAACTCAAACGTCTGCTGCACTGAGTAGTACGGCAGCATCTGGTCATCTTGCGGCATGTCCACGCCGTCAGCCTCGGTCTGTAGCGTGCTGCGTTGGATCGTCACGCCGGCCGTCGTGCCAGTCCAGCCATCCACCGCCAGGCGTACCGCTCGAGCAATCGACTTCACCGACGTGTACGACGTGCCGTAGGTAGTCAGCTGCAGCGTCACCACGGGGTTGCCGACGTTGCCAGTCAGAGACTGCGGACGCTCAACGGCGGTGCGCTGGTACACGACGAGCGGTAGCGGCGTGCCCTGCGGTGCAATAAGCGGATACACCCGCGTGCTAATGAGCGAAGAAACGGCCGTCTGGCTCGTCAGGCGGGCGTACAGGAACGCTTCTGGTGCTTCGGGCAGGCTCATGAATCACGCTTCTCCGTGCAGATGATTTCCTGATGCCATAGCCGGTCACGCTCCAGCACTTGCCCAATCTCTAGCGTGCGGTTGCGGTACACAATCCGCATGGCACTCGTGAGCCCGTCTAGGTAGCGAATCCTCACGCGGTGCGTCATAAAGCCCACCGTCTCAGCAAAGCGCTCAGTCTCGCGGGCAGATAGCGAATCGACAGACGCCCACACGGTGGCAAACGTGCTCCACGTCAGCGTTGGCTCACCAACCTCGTTTTTCGTGGTCGTGGCCTGCTGAATTGTCACGCGGGTCCACATGTCACCGGCGCGAAGCGTCATCGGTAGCTACCCCAGCGCAGGGTGTCGAGCATCGCTTTAACGCCAAACGGCACTTCAGAAAGCGCCGTTTCCGTGGACGCATCGCGGTTGCTCCACAGGTGGCCCACAACCATCTTGATGGCGGCAGCCACGGCGGCGACGTTTTGCGTGCCACCATAGTCGGTTGTCCAGTAACTGCTCGGCCCAGCGTAATACGTCACCTTGACGCTATTCTGGTCCACCAGGTGACTAGGCCACGTTTTGCCGTACAGCGGGCGAGCAACGCCAGGCGTGGCGTCGTAGTCCACGCGGTACTCAGATGACGCCAGCGTGGTTCTTGTCCCGCCGGCCGTTGGAATATACGTAATCACAACCGGATTGCTTTGCCCGTCTGAGTCAACTGGCGACAGGGGAGGGCGTGGTAGCTCAACGTCCAGCTGCGGCACTACGCCCTGGCGGCCATCAATGTTGTTGCCGTCCGCCTTCAGCCCAAACTGCACCGGCGAACCAACCTCCCCGTAAAAAGAATCAAGCGACATCGTGTACTGCGATACAACGAAGGTGCGATCGCAATAGTCCTCTGCCCATCGGCGGGCCGTCGTAATCAGGGCGGAAATCAGATCGTCATCGTCGGTATTGTCTATGCGTAGGTGTAACTTCGCCTCGGTTAGCGTCACCGGCTCTGCGCCTTCCTCGTTTCGCACAAGACTTCGGTATCTCATCGGCGCTTCCTCCTACGCGGGGCGTCTGCGGTTTCCACGTCGCGGTGCTCAACGGTCGCCACCTCGAGCAGCGGCTGCTCCTCAACGTGGTTGACGGCGTAGCCGTGCAGCACAAGGCTCTTGGCTGGCCCCTTGTCCATTACGATCACGTCACCGCGTCTGTACGCTTGGTAGGGCCGCACGAAACGGATGCGGGATTGGTCATCTCTCATGCGTTCATTTCTCCGTGCTCAATGCTGCCCCACGCCTCGGGCGGCCTGCGGCCTCCCTTGTTCCAGTAGTCGCTAGGCGACTGATAGACGGGCTTGAGATCCCGGCCCGGCCAAGTGAACTTGAGTTCCGCATGGCCAATCGCCACCTGCGGGGCGATGCCCAGCGTGTTGCCAGCGGCCTTGAACTGTCGCCAGAAGTGGATATCTGGGTCCGTCCTTGTCACCTCGCCGGCTGGCGCATCACCCCAGTGGCCATCAGGCCGGGGCGTGCCAAGGAACCACGGGGCAGGCGTCCGCTTGAGTGCTGAACTGCGGATGAGCGTGCATCCGAAATGTGCCGTTTCAACGGGCTGTATCACCGCCTCAAACCACGAGTTCGCCAGCTGCACCGTGCCGATGCTGCCGTCGTGCCCCTCGGGCGTGAACATGGGCACGCCTTCGTCGCGCTTCGTCTGCAGCGGGGCCACGGCGTCGTACCCGCTGATCAGGGCCGCCGTCATCAGCCGCTGGATGGTGTCGGCCTCGTAGACGCTGTCGAAGTCCACCACCAGCACCCAGTCCGTGCGGTCAATCATGTCCAGCAGCACGCGGTCCAGGCACTGCTCCCAAAACGCACCAGTAAACTTCGTAGGGCGAATGTTCAGCGGCAGCAGGCTCTGCATCGTGCAAAAGAAGTTGTCCTGAAAGCCAAGCCGGGGCACGCTAAACGCGGCCTCAACTCGCAAGTCGTGCTCGATGTTGCCAACGCGAAACTTCACGAGTGCTCCTTGGTAAACGCCAAACGGGCGGCCGGGCGAACCCAGCCGCCCGCTCTTGGGCGTTTTACTATTCGTGTCCAGCGTCAGAGCGACTTGTAGTCGTTCACGTTGGCCGTGGTGGCGTCGTACGCACCCTGCTCGGCCTTGGTCAGCCTGGCGTTGGTCACGACAGCCACCGTGTTGCCGGGGCTCGCCACCACCGTCAGGTAACGCTTGCGGCCACGCAGGTCGATATTGAACCGAGCCACAGCCCCGACGTTCGCGCCGGTCGTTGAGCCGGCACCAGCCGTCACCGACAGGCCGCTGATGTCCGCCTGGCTTGAGCCGCTGGTGTCCGACTCCTGCACCTTCAGAACGCTGGCGTACGACGTGGTGGCAGCCGTGAACGGGCTGAAGATCACGTCGATGGCCGCATACTTGAAGCCGAGAGTGTCGATCTCGTGCGAGTGCGTGGCCGAAGCCGTAACGCTCGACGCAGCCTTCGTCACGCTCTTATTACCGCTGGCATGGTTCATGGTTCAAAGTTCTCCAGGGAAGGGTGAGTCAGGTTCAGGCGAGCTTGAGAGCCACAACCGGGCCAGCCTCGGTGGTTGAGCCGAGAGAGTGGCACACAATATCGAGCCTTTGAATTGCTCTAAAAGCGGTCTGGTCCGCTTCAAAGTAGCGATCGGTGCTCGTCGCAACTTGCATGTCCGACTTGACAGCCATGATGCCAGCCAGCGACAGGTCACCGACGTAGGCAGCGATGGTGCCGGTGGTGGGGGCCGCAGTCATCTTGAGCACCCACACGACGGGCAGGCCAAGGAACGTGTTGGGTGTGCCCTGAGCGAGGTTGGCCGCCGTGTTGCCGCCCGACAGAGCGCCGATGGTGCCGCTGCCAGCCGTGCCACTCGACAGCATCATGCGCTGCACGCTGTTGTGGTAGACGCTCGGGTGCATGTACCACGCCGAGGTGCCGATGGCGTAACGGGGAAGCTTAGCCAAGCAGGCCACGTAGTCATCAATGTCCAGGCTGGCAATCGTGGTGTTGCCGGTTGCCGCCGACTGAATCGACGCGGTGTGCGTGCCATCGTCAATCTGAGCCAGACCACGGATGCCGCCGTAAGTGCTGGTGCCGGTTCCGTTGAACGCCGCATCGTCAATGGCTGCCGAAAGCGACGTGGCGTATTCCTGGGCAAGCCACGATGCAACCGAAATGGAGTTGTCGGCCAGGAGCTCGTTGCTCACCTTCGTGGCACACGCCAGCTTCTTGGCCACCAGCTGCACCATCGTCGCGGTCGGGTCGCTCGTCGTGATGGTGGAATTTTCCCCCAACCAATACGACTGCACGCCCGTTAACCGGCGAGGTACCAGAAGGGTATCGCTCGACATGGTGACGTTCTGGAAAACGTTCATCGCCACGCCAAACTTTTCGACAAGGCGAATGATGGTGTTTGAGAAATCCTCAAACACGAGGTTGCCGCCGAGGCTGTTCACCTGGCCGCCCATGTCGCGGTACTCAGTGCCGAGGTGGTCCGAGCACCACTGCCGGGCCTGACGATCACCGAAGTGAGCCTTGAGCCACTGGCCGCAGCGGTGGGCCATTTCGGGCGACTCAAAAATGCCGGGCTTGTAGCCACGGGTGCTGATCGCTTCGATGCGGGGCTTGGAAACCTCGACGGCCGGGGCCGCACGGTTCAGCGTCTTCAGCAGCTCGAGCTTCTTCGCCTCGCGGGCCTCTTCCTTGGCGATAGCCGACTTGATGCGCTCGGCCTTGGCCAGCAGCTCGTCGTACTTCGCCTGACGGGCCTCGACGGCCTCGACAGCGGAGCGATCCGCCGGCGTGCCATCGGTGTTCTCGCCGGCCTCTTCGGCAGCGCCTGCCTCATCAAGCATGCCGAGATCGGCAAGCGTGGCGGCGAGTTCGTCGAGAAGTTCCTTGACCTTGCTGGCGGCCATGTGTGTGGCTCCTGTGTGCGGTAGGTGGTGACCTATTCGCACGGTAGAGCC